ATAATACTATAGAAAAATTGCAATATGAAAATAAAAAATTAAATAATAAATTAAAATTATTAGCGGATATTGAAAATAATAATTTAAAAATATCATATAATAAATTAAATGATAATTTAAATTCAATAAATGATGATGAAGATTCATTATTTAAATCTGATAGTAGTGATAGTTTTGAAGAAATATATCAAAATAAAGATGAATCATCATCATCATCTGTTGAACTATCTATAGAAACATCTTCTAATGATTTATGATTTTGAATATTTAATCCGTTCATTAAACCGTCTAATGATTTATATTTACCATCTAAATTTTTATGAATTGTTTTTAATGCTGTAATTAAATAATGATATTCTTTTTTTAACATATTAATAATAAAAATATAATTTAAAAAAATTGTATTTATATTTTTAGGTATATCTGTTTCAGTGCTTGTATTTAATAATCTACTAAATACACTACTATTATTATTTGCTAATTCTACTTTTTCTAAATAATTTGCTTTTCCCTTTAATGATAAATCAATTAATAAATAATTATATGTTGGTTCTAAATCTGTAATAATATTTACTAAACGCCCGATTTGATTTAATAGTTTTTCTTTACAATCGATACAATTTGTATGTAATAACATTAATGTATCTTTAATATCACTATCTATTGAATATTCTTTATTTTGAATATTTGCTTCTAAACCCTTCATTCCACCAATTAATTCATTATATAATTTATTTTGTGATACAAATTCTTCATAATTAAAATCATCATTTAATTTATCAAATATATTTTCTGCTTCAAGTATTAATGACCATTCTTTTATTACAGTTTCTATATATGATTTAATATAATAATTTTCTTTTATTAATCTTACAACAAATGTTTCTATTCTAGTTTTTAATGTATTTAATATATCGAGTAAACTTAAATTATTTGTTTTGCATAAATATAATAAATGTGTTAAAAAAGATATATGATATGTTGTTGTATGTTTTATATTTTTAACTTCTATCATATCATGTATATTTTTTTTACCACGCATATACATATCTAAAAAATCTTCAGTTTTATAGTAATTTATATCTTCAGTCATATTAATATTATATAATATTATATTTATTTTATTTTTATATAATATAATTATATTATATTATATAATGAAAGTTAAATATATACATATTCTAATATTTATAATTTTAATTATTGGATCATATTTACTGACAAATAGATGTATATGTAATGGTTTTAGTGTAGGTAATGATTATGTTAATTATGATGCTGATGGTAATTTTTTATCTAAAATTCCGTCGCCGCACACACGCCAAGGATTCGCTGGAACTAATCAGTTTGAAATAAACACCTATATAGAAGATGATGTAATTCTGGCAATTATACAATTATTAACTAGTATAAATTCTGTATATTTACATTTACTACTGGCACTAAAATTTGATCTCTTTATATATACTGAAATAGAAATTAATAAATTAATTAGTAAAAATATCTTAGGATATTGGAATACTAGTAAAATACATATTACTATAGAAATAAATAGTATTCAAATAAATGATGATGAGAAATTAATAATTATAGAATATAGTAATATTAATAAAATAGATTACGACGATAAAGAAAATATAATTAAAATAAATTATGGTGAGAATGAAGAATTATATTTACAAGCGATTGTCAATTATAAGTGGATCGATAAATTCGGAAAGCCAGCAACCAATAAACAATACGAGTATTGGCAAGTAGATCGTGTGTGGTCCATAAATGGTGTTGATGTAGAGTTTACTGATTTTTATTTAATGAACATGGGTGTAAGAATAACGGAGATGATGGATTTTTCGGCAATAGAGCATGTGCTGGCCGAGTTTACTAGTTGGATATATCATATATTATTTATATTTATAACTAATAATTATTTAAATATTTCTATTAATAGTATTACCGAAAAAAATATGATACAAATAGATAATTATAGTAACATGAATACAATAGGGGATTTAAAAGAACATATTAGAACTAATAATTTAATAGAATCAGGTATAACAAATTATAGATTATCATATTTGAAATATGAAGAAAGTGCCACAACAGGTCAGAGTGAATGGCCTAAACCAATTTTATTTAATGATGATAAATATTTATATGAAATTATTGGTTCTAGAACAAAAAATATTAAATTAGGGTTAATACTAAGTATGGCTGATGAGGCCGAAGAGATTGTGGATGAGGCCTTAGAAGAGGAGCTTATGTCTGGGGATGCGTCGGGCGCAGTGCCTGCTACAGGAAGTGGATTAGCAGGAGGATCGGGTCCACGTTAAATATAATATTATATAATATTATAGTATATGGTTAAATTTGCTTTTATTGGTGATATGGGAACCGGTGATGACAATCAATATAGAGTATCTAAAAGTTTAAAAAAAATTATAAATAATAATAATTTAGAATTTGTTATAGGTATGGGGGATAATATATATGATTGTGGTGCAACATCTTTAGATGATGTACAATTTGATAATAAGTTTGAAAAACCATATAAAAAAATAGATGATAAAATTAAATTTTATATGACCCTTGGTAATCATGATTATGGTGAACATTATTGTAAATGTCAAGTTGAAGATAGAGAACATTTTCAAGTACAATATGGAAAAATATCACAAAAACAAAATAAAAAATGGTATATGCCTGCACGATATTATACATTTATAAAAGGAAATATAGAATTTTTTGCATTAGATTGTAATGTTGATAAACAAACAAATAAAGAAATTGAAGATCAAATAAAATTTATGAAACCTAAAATAGAAAATTCTAAAGCAAAATGGAAAATAGCTTTCGGTCATCAACCATGGGTAAGTATTGGCGATCATGGCAATGCACCGAATCGATTAAACAAATATTTTACGGAATTATTTAATACAGGATTAATTGATATATATTTATGTGGAGATGATCATAATAAACAATTAATAGAAAAAACATTAAATAATGATAAAAAAATGATTTTAATAGTTTGTGGAACAGGTGGAAGAGAACCTGATAAACCTTATAATTTAGAAAATGTTGATAATAAAAATAATGATTTACATTATTTTTCTAGTACATATGGTGTAGGAACAATAATAGAAAATAATGATACGCTAGATATTAAATTTTATGATAATAATTGTAATATTGAATATCATTATCCATTAAACTAAAAAATAATATATATATATATAAATGAAAAACTTAGAAAAATATTTATTATGTTTTATATTTGGTATAATATTATTTTTTGTACTGAATAGTAATAATGGATTTAGTGTTGGTATACCACGGCGGCCATCATATGAGATGTTATTAAAAGAATTATTAACATTTACGAGTTGGATAAATACGGATTTAAGCGGTGTTGATTTTACTGATGCAGATATAAGTGAAATAATTATTAATGAAGAAACAAAGTTTAATAATGCCATATTTAGGAATACAATTATGACAAGAAACCAATTTGATATAATTAGTAGTTATTTGACAGAGCATCAAAAAAGAAATATTAAAATAATTGGTGAATCAACTGAACTGGTACCAATAACAGATGAAGAAATGGAAATATTAATGACAAAAGAAATGACACAAAAAAAACAAGATTTACCTTTAATTAATAGAGATTTTAAAGATAAATCGCTTGATCCCCCACGGATCGTCGGGCATCGGAATTTACATAAACTAGATTTTTCAGGTTCAGATTTTTCAAATAATCCAGATATATATACAACCTTAGGTAATTTAGATTTTACAGGAGCAGATTTAACTAATACAAATTTTAGTGGACATATAGATGATGAAGTGCCGTTTGAGAGAGTAAGATTTAAAAACGCAAATTTAACTGGATCAGATTTTACAGGCAATTATATGAAAAATATTGATTTTCCTGAAGCAAATTTAACTGATGCAAATTTTAGCAATTCAATATTAATAAATGTAAATTTTAGAAGTGCAAATTTAACTGGAGCGAATTTAACTATGGCAAATTTAGAAAAAGCGAATTTAACTGGAGCAGATTTAACTGATACAAATTTAACTAAATCTGATTTAAGTGGGGCGGATTTTACGGATACTATATTTTCAACTACAACTAATTTTACAGATTCATCAATGATACAAAGTGATTTTGATAAAATAAAAGATAGATTATCAGAAGAACAAAGGAATAGTATATTTGTTATTGGTGCCTAATTGTAAGATTGAATATCATTATCTATTAAACTAGTCCTCGGGTCCTGATTCATCATCGTCTTGAAATGTACCAATGTATCTGGTTATTATTTTTTCATATTCCATATATTTAGTTAATTCTATAGTTATTTTAATTAGATATTCATCATAATAATCAAACTTTTCACACCTTTTAAATGCCTCAATTACATCTTGTAAATCTTTAATATTTTCTGGAATGAGTATTGTGTAAAAATTTCCTACTAAATTTTCATCAATTTCATCTCCGGTCGGCCATACTTCAATTATGTGTTCAATATCAAATTCTCTATTACTATTTTCTATTGTAATAGGTATTCCATCGCTATCATATGAAGGTATTCTAAGTTCACCATATTCATGATGTACGATTGTATCACCAGGTTGTAAATTTACGTCCATCGCATCTGCATAAGCTACTCCATTTATTGAAATTATGATAGTTTTGGGATCACCAACGAATTCTAAATATCGATTAATACGCTTTATTATTCTTGATATTTTCTGATGCTCAAAAAAATTATCAATAATAATTTGATCAATTATTTCTTTTAAATTATTACAATAATTTTCATTTATGCTTTCATTTATGCTTTCAATTACTGCTTCAGTTGCTTCTTCTCTACTATTTGCAACAATTATAGTGTATACCTCATCTCCCTGACGGAGCTTATTGCGGTAATCTTCGGCTGCAGATCTATCATAAAATGTTTGTACTAAAAGAAATTGATTTCTTTTATAATTTACTAAAAATAAATAAACACGTTCTATGGGTATACAATTACCAAAATCATAATCACCTTCTATAACACACGTGCAAGGGTTATCTTTGCATTGTCCATCATCATTACAATTGGTATTTTGTTCACACGTATCATTATAGTTTAAAAAACCAACACTAAATCCTTCATTACATTTACAATTTATAATTATAATTATAAATAAAAAAAGAAGTAAAAAAATATATAAGTTCATATAATATATAATTTAAAATAAAAAATATCC